TGTTGGATAAACCATTCTCAATGCATAATAGCAATGGAACGCGTTGATAAGTGAATTTCTAATTGAAGTCACTGGTGATCCGGAGATGGTGGTGTTGCCTGTATTGTATTTGACATGGAATTTAGTCACTCCTTTAGCGTTGTGTTCGCGTTCAAGGAGCTCAAGAGCCTCATGCCTGTGTGCATCAGAGAAATATCTAGCAAAGATGGATTCAACCAATTGGCTGTGAATAGCTCCGCATGAGCCATCAAGTCTAGAAATATCACTCGGCACACAAATTGCCGCAGTCATAGCCTTGCACCTCAAGGATTCCGTGAACTCCTTGGGGTGTTTTCCAAATGCATACCAGTGTTGCTTTTTCATTTGGTCTGAAATAGCATAGGTAAACGAGCTAAGTCTGAGATTGTGGTCTGTGGGGACGGTGGAGATGTTGCGTGGGTCTGTGATCTTTGCATAGGCCTCAGCTTTCTGGAATGCTTTCACAAAGAAAGGAACTCCATAAGCCCAAGGTCTATTTTGCTCAATCTTGGCCTTTTGTCTTGGCTTAGTTTGTCTAGCCTCAACCTCCTCTGCGCTTAGTGGCGCTCCGTTGCCCACTGTATCATCAGGGACTACTCGTCTCACAAATTCCTGGAAACATTGCATCATGAACGGTGGGTATGTTCTCACCGTGTTAGCTATGTTGACAACTCTTCCCGTTATACAAGCATGATCATTGTTATATGATCTTGCTGGGGCGTAACCATCTTCAAGATAAGCCGGTCCTACGTGTCGCATTGATGGGGATCCATCCTCTGTTATCAGAGGCCCCATCGTCTGGTACGTGAAGGTATCATCCGTCTGGAAACCGCACGTTTGTATGCGGCGGTACTGTTTGAAGAGTGTCTTATCGCTGTTCCATAGCGCAATGAAGATCGAGGCCATTGCTGCATGATATTTGTTGTCTCCAATACTCAACTGATTGAGTATGCGTTCAACATCAGAAATTTGTGGTGCTTTGGATAAAGACGTCCTGTGAAGGATAGTCTCAAAGCTACGATCATCTATTATTGCCGACTCCGTGGCTCCCGCAAATGACATGGCATGATATAGGACAGTTTCCTTGCCCTCTTGTTGCTGGTATTTCATGTAATTTGCTGGACCGTGAGAGATGTCTCGACGGGTCAATCTAGCTCCTGGTATGAGCCATCCCAAGCCATAAACGGTAGCGATAGGTGAAAATACAACCAATTTGCGATTGTGATCTACAGTTCGTCTCTGCTCAACCAGATACACGACACTATAGAACCAATGGTCAACTATGATGCAGTCATGATCATAGTCCCACAATTCATGGATATATTCAGCACCTCCGTTTATTTTCTCCGTAACGACGTTGTCAGTTATGCTGTAAGTACCATTCACACTTCTTCCTCCTGGAGTCAGGGGGCTAAATGTGTATAACACAGCTGCATGACCGTCTAACACCCGTCTCATGTTAACATAGTAATCTACATCAACCATTAAGTAGGCGTGCTTGTCTGTTAGCTTATCGGAGCGCTGCGGCATTGAAAAGTCCTTAGCGGTATAGTAGTTTCTTGTACCACTCAAACCGTCTCTAATGTCTTTAGCTGACATCGACACACTGTAAGGAATTTTCCCTGCCATCGTGAGTACTTGTCTAAGAACATTGTTGGCCCACGTTCTAGTACTAGCGGCTTCGGGGTGTGTGTGAGCTGCGAATTTGCTCGCATCAATCAATACCTGACGGAAGTGTTTCCTAAGGTCCTCCGATTGTCTGGAGGTCAATGATTGCAGGCATCTTGATGCCACGCTCATACCTAGATTATGTCTGACACTCTCAAGCATCAACCATCTTCGTTTCCACACGAACCAAAGGATTATCGTTATGCAAACGTAGAATAGTTCTACGTAGCCTAACTCTATAGCCTTAAGTCCGTATTTGAAGATGGTGAACGATGAGCTCGGGGTCAACCAATCTGGCAATAATATTATTCCTCTTATGTAGAAGAGGAACATTAATGCTCCTATTACAAGAAGCGACGTAGTGTCTTTCATGTTTAACAGTTCAGTAGTTGAAAAGTGTTAGGAGCTCGTAGGTTGGTTACTACGCTGACGTGTAAT